ATGCTGGTCTAACTGGTGAACTAGGAACAAGAGATCTGATCAATAGAATGCAACTTCAATTGAAGCAGGTTTCAGTTTCTCTCTCTGACGGTGGTACAACTGCAGGTGCAGTCAGTGTTAGCAGATACGGTAATGACTCTCAGAGAAAGTCCGCAACTGTAAGACTGGTTCTGAACGCTGACCTATCGAAGCCATTCTTCACCAAGCAGAATGCTCCTTCACTCTCACAGGTTATGTACCACAACCCAGCAACTGCTACTGAGTTCTCACTACTTGATGATAGATACAATAACGGTATCGTTCTTTATGAGTTCCGAGTTGGTGCTGACGAAACGATTGAACAGGAACTGGGCGAGGTTGTCAACCTCGGTAACTCAATTCTTGGCGGAGACTACACCTTCCCCAACGGACCAGATACCTTGACCGTGGTTGTTGTCCCTGACGGTGAGTACACAGGTACATCATATCAGTACACGAACTGTAACGCAAGAATCACCTGGACTGAATCCCAGGCATGATACAGATCAAACCCTCCCTCGGGAGGGTTTTTTCATAAATATATAAAAGCGGTTCCATGGGTACATAAATGTCAGCAACTAAACCTGCTACGAGGGATGAACTGAAGGAGTATTGTCTGCGTAGATTGGGTAAACCAGTTACTCAAATTAACGTTGATGATGGTCAGGTAGAAGATCTGATCGATGAGGCAATTCAATATTTCCAAGAACGTCATTTTGATGGCGTGGAGAATATTCTGCTGAAGCACCAATTTACTGCTGCAGATGTAACTCGTTTCACATCATCTGACGCAACAACTACTGCAGACAACTCAGATTCTTGGGAAGAAAGAAATAATTATATTGAGGTTCCAGAGCATGTCTTTGGTATCTCAAAAGTTTTTGGTATGAAGTCTTCTTCTGTAAGAGGAAATCTATTTGGTCTTGAGTATCAACTATTTCTGAACGACATGTATCAGTTCGGATCACTTGATATTCTCAACTACTATATGACAAAGACATATCTTGAGGATCTAGATTTTGTACTGAATAGTGGCGCATTTGTACAGTACAGATTCAACAAGAGAAGAGATAGACTTTATCTTGATGTAGACGCTAAAGACATCAAGGAAGATAATTATATTGTTATCGAGTGTCATAGAGCACTTGATCCTACATCTGCTACAGATGTATTCAACGATTCGTTCTTGAAGAAGTATCTTACTTCACTAATCAAAAAGCAGTGGGGTATGAACCTAATCAAGTTCAGAGGAGTTAAATTCCCTGGCGGCGTAGAACTTGATGGAAGACAAATCTATCAAGATGCTATTACAGAACTAAAGGACATTGAAGACTCAATGCTCTCTACATATGAACTTCCACCACTAGATATGATCGGATGATATGGCAACTCAAAAAAGTACATACTTCCCAGCATATGGGGGAGCGACATCAGAACAGGGTCTAGCACAAGATCTGGTAGATGAGCATATCAAAATCCACGGTAGTACAGTTTACTATTTACCAAGGACTTTGAATAATGTTGACAACTTATTTCATGAAGCAACCACATCAAGTTTTACTTCTGCGGTTCAGATTGAAATGTATATGAAGAGTTACGATAAGTTTGATGGTTTGCAGGATGACACCATCACTCAGTTCGGACTCAGGAATAATGATGCGTTGACATTTGTTGTGTCAAAGCGTAGATGGCAAGAAGAGTTTGATGGTAACTTTGCTGGTCAGTTAGCAGATGATCGTCCAGCAGAAGGAGATCTAATCTATTTTCCATTAACCAAAGGACTATTTGAAATCAAGTATGTAGAGCATCAGACTGATATGTATCAGTTGGGTGATTTCTATTCTTATGAATTGCGTTGTGAACTCTTCGAGTTTGCCGACGAGGAAATCGAGACTGGTGTTGCAGAGATCGATGCAATCGAATTGGAGCAAGCAGCAGCAATCAAACTCATTATGGATCCTGGCGGTACAGGAGACTTTACCGTTGGAGAAGAAGTTGTTGGTGATGAATTCCTAGCAGTTGCTGTTGCGAATCTTTCTGCTGGATCTATATCTTCTTTTGTAATTACCGATGGTGGTGCTCATTACAAGACTGCTACACCACCGTCAGTTACAATCACTGCACCACCTACGTCTGGAGGATTAAATCTATTCAATACATCCACAAGTACGGGAACATATACAAACACAACAGGAACTGGTTACACATCTGGGACTTATACAACAACTAATCTCACTGGTACTGGATCTGGAGCAATTGCTACCGTTTCCGATGTTGATAATAATGGAGGTTTGTCGGTATCTGGCGGAGATCTAGTTTTTACACTTAACAATAGAGGTACTGGATATAGTGCTGGTGATATTCTTAGAATTGATGGTGGAGATAATAATGCTTACGTTAGAATTGTAAGTATCCTGGTAACAAGACCTGCGACAGCAACTGCAACAGTATCTGCCTCAGGCATTGTTAGTGATATTACAATTACAGATCCTGGACTAGGATACCAGGTTACACCTACAGTTACCATTGATTACTCACCTAAGGACAATAGAGCAGAGGTCAAGTCTTGGAATAGTTCTACAAGAGAACTACAAGTTATCAACAGAACTGGAGTATTCACTACTGCGGAGACCGTTACGGGTCTCACATCAGGTGCAAGGTGGAGTCCTGAGTCTTACGATCAGACACTAGCACTAAATAATACTAACTCCACATATGATCAAAGTCTTACTATTGAAACTGAATCAGACAATATTATTGACTTTACTGAAGTAAATCCATTTGGTGAATTCTAATGCTAGGGACATACTATTACCACGAAATACTAAGAAAGACTGTTGTCGGATTTGGCACACTCTTCAACAACATTGAGTTGAAGCGTTACAATGCGGCTGGAGATGTTGTGGAGGCACTCAAGGTGCCTCTGTCATATGGTCCTACACAAAAGTTTTTAGCAAGAATTCAACAGCAGGCAGATCTAACTGCCAGAGATGTTGCAATTACTCTGCCAAGAATGTCGTTTGAGATTACTGGTCTACAGTATGATCAGACAAGAAAGGCATCCCCACTCAAATATATCTCTGCAGATAAAGACGCAAACAATAAGACAAAACAATATTTACCTGTACCATACAATGTAAATTTTGAGATGTCAATCTATGCAAAGAATCAGGATGATGGTCTACAGATCATTGAACAGATTCTACCATACTTCCAACCATCATTCAATATCACATTGAAGATGGTTCCTGATATTGACGAGAAGCGTGACGTAGCGATTGTCCTCAATAATATTGGGTATAGAGATGAGTATGAGGGAGACTTCCAAAAAAGAACTGTAATTGTATGGACTCTACAATTTACAGCAAAGACATACCTGTTCGGTCCTACATCCGACAGTTCCATCATCAGAACTGCTATCGCAGATATCTACGGAACTACAGACAGAGCTACGGCAAGAAGAGAGATTACATACACTGTTGTACCTAAAGCGACAACAGACCAAAACAATGATGGTGTTGTCAATGCAGCAGACACTGCATTGCTACAAGACTTTGATGATGAAGACTTTGGATTCAGTACATCCGTAACTTACAATGGATTCTAACTATGCAAAACTTCGATGAGATTAATGATACCTTTGACGTAGACGGGGAGATTCTCCCTGTCGAAAAACCAGAGATCATGAAACCAGACCAAACAGATGAGGTAAACAAGGATTACGAGTACACCCGTGGTAACCTCTACTCCCTCATTGAGAAGGGTCAGGAGGCGCTTGACGGAGCGTTAGAACTAGCTCAGGAGTCAGACTCCCCAAGAGCGTATGAAGTCACTGGACAGTTGATCAAGAGCGTCTCAGACGCAACTGATAAGTTGATTGATCTTCAGAAGAAGATGAAAGAATTAGGAGAAGATAAGTCTGGTCCTACACATGTAACTAACAACGCACTGTTTGTAGGAAGCACAGCAGATCTTCAGAAGTTACTCAAGAAACATAAATAAAAGAAAACGTATCGCGTGATGGACGATCAACTAAAACAAGATCTCGTCTCTTTGATTGAGAAGAGAATCCAATCTAATGGATATGTTTTTACGGTAGAGTTTATTTACCGTGGAAAGAGAAAGTATACTCAACTATATTATTCTCAGGGCGGAACAGTAAACAGAGCAATGATTGAAGATGATCTGAAAAAGATTTATCCTGAAGCATCTCTGGTTATCTTTAGAAAGTCTGAGTTCGCCCCAGGTAATCCTTTGATCATCATGAGAGAGGGTGCAGCATGGACAAAGAAATCAGGAAAGAATAAAGAGGGTGGTCTCAATGAGAAGGGGCGTAAGTCCTATGAACGTGAGAATCCTGGTTCTGACCTGAAGGCACCTAGTAAGAAGGTCGGTAATCCTCGTCGTAAGTCATTCTGTGCAAGGATGAAGGGTATGCGTAAGAGACAGAAACCAGAAAATAACACAGGCGATGATCGTCTGTCCAAGTCCCTTAGAGCTTGGAATTGCTAAGGAGGTAACAAATGGCACAGTGGAATAAAGACGCACAGGCGTATAGAGCACAGGACACAACAAACTTTGAGGTAGTGATGATTGCCGATGAAGACGGCAACCCCATCAACTCGTTTGGTGCTGCTTCAAACATCCCCATCTCTGGCGGACAGATTGCTGGATACCAATATGTTCATAAGTTTGGTGCTAACACAGCACTAAGCAACCAGAACTATGAGACTGTGTGGGATGGTAGCAACCTTTATCCTTGGGCGACTATGGATACTGCTGCTACTACACTAACCACAAATGCTGATGCTCTGAATAACGGAGCAGAAGTTACCATCCAAGGTCTCAATGAAAACTGGGAACTAACGACAGAAGTTCTTACACTTGACGGCACAGCACAAACAACACAGAATTCATGGAAGCGTGTATTCAGGGCATTCTGTTCTGGATCACAAGCATTAGGTGCTGCCTTCACATTATCCAAGAGTGCCACTGTAGTCCTGCAAATTAGTGTTGAGGCACAGCAAACACTTATGTCTCTCTACACTGTTCCTGCTGGCAAGAGTGCTTATCTATTCAATCTAGATTGTACCACTCTCAAGAATGAAGAGATTACTGTTCGTCTGAAAAGTAGATTGTTTGGAAAAGTATTCAGAACACAACATATCTTCCAAGTTGCTGGCGTTCATTACAACCATACATTCACATCACCACTATACTTCCCAGAGAAAACTGATATTGAATTGAGAGCTAAAGGTAGTAATTCTGGTGTTGATGCTTATGCTCATTTTGATCTCATCCTAGTAGATAACTAAAAATGGCAAACACTAATTACGTTAGACGCGACACATCCAATACGCCTGATGATCCTCAACCAGGATACACAACTGTTAATCAGTTCTCTGGTGCTGAAGGGTGGGCAACTGTAACGTACAGAGATTACAATGCAGACTATGTTCCAAGAAATAAAGATAATACTGTAAGAACTCCTGGTACATATCAGGCAAGAAACGCAGACAACACTCCCAGAACGCCTGCAGCATACCAAAGACACGATAAGGACAATAACCCAATTACAACTTGATTTTTTTATTTTTATGACTGATGGAATATATCTTGGTAATCCCAATCTAAAAAAAGCAAATGTCCAGATTGATTGGACACCAGAAAAGATTGAAGAGTTTATCAAATGCAAAAGCGATCCAGTTTATTTTGCACTAAACTATATTAAAATTGTTTCTCTTGATGAAGGTCTTGTTCCTTTCAAGATGTATCCTTTTCAGGAAAAACTTGTAAACAATTTTCACAACAACAGATTCAACATCTGCAAGATGCCACGCCAGACGGGTAAGTCTACAACGTGTGTGTCTTATCTTCTACATTATATTGTTTTCAATGACAATGTTAATGTAGCAATCCTTGCTAACAAAGCTTCCACTGCCAGGGATCTTTTAGGTAGGTTACAACTTGCCTACGAAAACTTGCCAAAATGGATGCAGCAGGGTATTCTAGTATATAATAAAGGCTCCATGGAGTTGGAGAATGGATCAAAAATTATCGCCGCGTCTACTTCTGCATCTGCTGTCCGTGGTGGCTCCTATAATGTCATCTTTCTGGACGAGTTCGCATTCATCCCGAATCACATTGCTGATGACTTCTTTGCCAGTGTTTATCCTACTATCTCGTCAGGTAAGTCTACAAAGGTAATTATTGTTTCTACCCCCAAGGGTATGAATCACTTCTACCGCATGTGGCACGATGCGGAGAGAGGAAAGAACGAATATATTCCTACAGATGTTCACTGGTCTGAAGTACCAGGTAGAGACGACGTATGGAAAGAGCAAACGATTGCCAACACTTCTGAGACACAATTCAAAGCAGAGTTTGAGTGTGAGTTTCTAGGATCTGTTGACACTCTTATCAGTGCATCAAAACTAAAATCACTAGTATACGAATCACCCAAGAAGAGAAACAAAGGGTTTGATGTATACGAAGATCCACAGAGAGACAGGGATTATGTAATCACTGTTGACGTAGCGCGGGGTGTCGGTATCGACTACTCCGCATTTGTTGTGGTTGATATTACTTCCTACCCACATAAGGTTGTGGCAAAGTATAGGAACAATGAGATCAAACCAATGCTTTTCCCAAGTGTTATTCATGATGTTGCAAGAGCATACAATAACGCATGGGTATTGTGTGAGGTAAATGATATTGGAGATCAGGTTGCGTCTATTCTAAACTTTGATTTGGAATATGAAAACGTTCTGATGTGTGCAATGCGTGGACGCGCAGGGCAGATTGTGGGACAAGGATTCTCTGGTACT